CCATCGCGCGAATGTCGGTGAAGTCCTGCTCGATAGGATCAAGCGCCTGTTGCGCTGCGTCGATCCAGTCTGCGCTATCGTAAACGCCATGCTCACCGAACGGCAGCGTATCGCCGTTTAGGATGTCGCGGGCTAGTTGGGTTAGGTCGGTCATGCTGGCACCTCAACACGCTTGAGGCATTCCGTCATACCGACGGCGAAGCGGCTCCAAATCTCTTGACGCTTGGCGTAGGCGTCGGCGTAGGCGTAGGCGTAGGCGTCGGCGTAGGCGTTGGCGTAGGCGTAGGCGTAGGCGTCGGCGTAGGCGTAGGCGTTGGCGTCGGCGTAGGCGTAGGCGTAGGCGTTGGCGTAACCAGTCTTCAAGACTGGTTGCCATTCGTCCGCGCTGATCTTTTCGCCTGCCAGTGCGCGCAGGTGCATAGCCTGCAAAGCCTTGTGTGGTACTGGATCGCGCTTGGCGAGTTCAGCAGCTTCGATGCCGATCGGGCAAACCACATTGGCATGCCAGTCGTGGATTACGCTGAACGGGACGTTGCCGTTCAACCGGGCCAGCGCAGCGGTGAAGTCAAGGCCCCATGCAAACGCTGCGGACTGCTCTTGCCTGTCGAAAAACTCTGGGACCGTCTGTGCAAGCCAACGCGGCATGATCTGTGCGGGGCACTTTGACGGATCGTCTACATCGTCGCCAATAACACCCAAGGCACAGGCCAGATGACGGCCATCGCGTTCAGTGTGGAAGTGGCCTTGCGTAAGTCCGCCTGTTTCCAAAGCGGTGCGATAGCGGTCTGCGTAGTCTTGTGCGGTAATGGTCATTTCCGGTTCCTCGTTGCTATGCCTATTGACGTAACGTAGCTTACGGGGTAAGTCAACTAAGCATTTGCAAAAAAGTGAGGCGCAAAATGAAAACGACGGACGTTGTGAAGCGATACGGAAGCAAGGCGGCGGTTGCCCGAGCGCTTGGCATTACACAAAATGCCGTGGTGCAATGGGGTGAGACTGTGCCGATTTTTCGCCAATACCAACTGCGTGAAATTGAAGCTAAAGGGGGTGAAAAGTGATATATTTCCTTTTAGCAAAAGATTTGGGTCTTTTGAAAATTGGTTTTTCAAGAAGGCCTGAAAGGCGAATATCATCACTAATATGCGCAAGCCCAGTGCGCCTTAAGACCATAAAAATTGTCGATGGTGATGCTGAGTATGAAAAAAGCTTACACCGTAAGTTTTCAACTTATCGCGCTCATGGTGAATGGTTCTATTACAATCCAGAAATTGAATTATTCATTCAGGCTTTAGAGCATCAATCTTTGGGTGATATTGATCGTCTGCAAAGTCCTACAATCATCAGTATGAAAACGGAAGAAGCGGTTAAGCGATTTGGCAGCAAGTACCGCCTTGCTCAAATCTTGGGCATTACGCGCCAAGCTGTCGGCCAGTGGGGTGATAATGTGCCTGAATTGCAGGCGCTCAAGCTGGAAAAAGCTTCACTCTTGGAAAGGGACGCGATCAAATGAAACCCTTCTACATCCCCGCCTTCCTATGGGCGATCCGCAACGCATGGCATCAGGTGCAGGAGAGTGGGCAGTGATTATGTGGTTTATTATTGGAACGGCCAATGGGATAGCGTGGTTTGCGAATGGCGATATTGTCAACCTTGTCGTGGCTACCGCGGGCTTTGCCACAAGTTCAATCATCGGTGAAATACGAAAGACACACCCATGACCCCAGAACAAGCCCGCCGCGCGCGCAATGCCCTCGTCTTTGGCGTGGCGCTGTCTATGTGCTTCTGGATTCACGTGATCGGAACAGTTTGGAGTTGGTTGAAGTGAACAATATCCCCCGCGCCGCATGGCCTGACATTCGCGACAAATATCTTAACCAAGGCATGACACGCCAGCAAATCGCAGATCACTACGGCACAACAATGCACCGTATTGTCACTGCACTTCGGCATATGGAATGCACCCTTCCGAAAGAGGAAGCTAACCGCCGCAATATCGAACGTATCGTGAAATTCAATCATGGCCGAAAACGCGCCGTGCCTGACATTATCCGCCCCGCTCCACCTTACGCATTAACCGGCCTGATTAACGCCGCTGCAATGGTTACGCGTTCAAGTGCATCAGACATCAAGTCACATCGGCGAAATCGCTACCTCGTTCGCATCCGGTGGGCAATATGGTACCTGGCACAAGGCCATTACTCATACGCTGGCATTGCCCGCGCTTTTGGCCGCGATCATGCTACGGTGATTTATGGTTGCCAGCAATCGCACAAGCTAATCGAAACGGATGGCCTGTTCCGCGATATGGTGGCCATTATTCGCAGTGAAGCCTTGCGCACCAAAGAGCGCCAGCGCCAAGAGGTTGCAGCTATACTCGAAAGGATCGCAGCGTGACAAAGCTGCGCGTCCTTGACCTGTTTAGCGGTATCGGTGGGTTTTCCCTTGGATTAGAAAGAGCAAAAAATGACGGACATTACACCGGATTTGAAACAGTCGCCTTCTGTGAAATTGAAGCGTTCCCGCGCAAAGTCCTCGCCAAGCACTGGCCAAACGTCCCGTGTTACGATGACGTGCGAACCCTTACCGCAGAGCAACTTGCTGCCGATGGAATTGCCATTGATGTCATCTGCGGGGGCTTCCCGTGCCAGGACATCAGCTTTGCAGGACTTGGAGCAGGACTTGCAGGGGAGCGTAGCGGGTTATTCTATGAAGTCGCCCGTCTTATTAGCGAATTGGGACCGCAATACGTCATCTTGGAGAACGTCGGAGCGCTGCTTTCTAGAGGGTTGGATGCCGTTCTTGGAACCTTGGCCGCGATCGGGTATGATGCGGAATGGCACTGCATACCAGCTTCCGCCATTGGTGCCCCTCACAGACGCGACCGCGTGTGGATTATTGCCCACCCCGCGCGCAATGGATGGCAGGGGGGCGCAGTCAGCAACCAAAACGGAAACACTAATCAGGCGCGCAAACTCAAGTTTCAGCCTGAACTTGCCGGAAGCCGCTCAAATGATTGTCAGGGGGCTTTGGCCGACACCGCAAGCAAGCGATTGCCGAGATCGTGGCAACCTATCATCAGGTGCGGTCAGACGGCGCAAGGAAAAAGGCAAACAGCTTGGCCTTTCTCAAGTGGTATCCGAAATTTCTGGAGCGTTGAACCCGACGTGGGTCGAGTGGCTAATGGGGTTCCCGACCGCGCACACCGACTTAAAGGGTTAGGCAATGCCGTAGTCCCGCAAATCCCCGAACTAATTGGCAATGCTATCTTAGAGGCAATCAACACATGACCAACCACCTAACCGACCTAGCCGCCCGCCTTGCCAAACTGGCCCAAGATCATCCCGAAGGCGTGCCAGCCGAACTGGTGGACATAGAGCGCCGCCACGTTAGCGAGTTGGCTCATATGGTGGAGGAGGGGTTAGTTGAGATTTAGCGTCGTCTGCGCAGGCTAGATACAATTAAGCCCGCACTTTTTACGGTGCGGGCCTTTTTGTGTTAGGCTGCAAAGTCGTCTGCAAACGCTTCGCCAAAGTCATCGTCTGGCTTGCCTTCCGTAGGCTGAAATACCGCAAGCCGATCTGCCACAGCTTTATCAGTTTGCGCGCGTAGTTCAGGTGGCAGTTTATCAAGACGGTCGGCTTGCTTGGCGGCAAAGGCGTGCAGCGCATCGATGCTTGATGCCTTGTTGACATTCGCAATAAACTTAGCAGTAAAATCTGCCAATTGCGCTGCGGTCGGTTCATTGGATTGCACCAAAGGCAAAACTTCAATACCGGCCTTTTTCCCTTTAGACTTCATCACGACAACCACAGTCTTTTTATCAATGTGGCTCATGTGGCTGATGCGGATGCCACCAACATTCAAGCCGCCGAACGTCACACCGTCATCGCGATAGACCGTCATTGACCGCCCAACGTATTCTACAGCGTTTCGACCCCATACTGCCAGCAACACGCGGCGCATGGTCTTACATGGCTTAAATGGCTTCCCACTGTCGTTCTGGTAGTGAATTGAAACCGGCTGGTCTCCGTCGCTACCTGTCACACGTGTGATGGTGATGGTACGAGGCGCGCCGATAAGGTCATCAGTGTTAAGTTGGTCGCTCTTAGCTTCAACAAAACGCGACATATCGATAACTTCGGTCATATGATAATTTCCTCAATTGCCCGCCGTTCGGTCGGGATTAGTTTCTGTGTTGCTAGGGTTGCGTGATATTGCTGGATCACTTCAGCCACGCGCGTTTCAAATGCGGTTGCCGCGGCGATTATGGCTTCTTGTAATTCAAGATCAGGTTCAACGCGTTTGACAAACATCGGCAAGCCGCCCGAATATGATATAAAATCGATCCATTCACGCTGAGTGACCAGCAACCCAGTCTGTAATTGCAGCATGTATTCGTCGGGCACTTCATTGCAGGCGATGGTTTGCACCTGGTACTTGCCAGCGCGGGATTTGCATTCGATCAGACCATCATCACCGACTAATCCATCAGGGCTGTAACCGATAGTGAAGCCCCATGCGTCGCTTGTGATAAAGCCCGTTTCTGTTACCGGCGCGTAGTTGTCGGCATATGCCGCGCGGGCGTAAATCTCGTCCTCTTGTCCGCGCAACATCGCGTCCGACACATACTGCGGTTCAACGAAGTTAGTAATGCGCTGAAACGCTAACTCATAAGCGTGCGCGCGGGTTTTGTCGTTGTTCGCAACCTTGCCAGTGGGCGTTAGGATCAGTTTCATTTCTGAAGCTGTTAGCAGGCCGCACCGCGCAGCCAGCCATTCATCACTGCCTTGCAGCAAATCTTTGTGGTAAACAATTCCCATGGTCATCTACTCCGTTTGGGCCGCTTTGTATGCGCTATCCGCATTAGTATTGCAAGCATAAATATGCGCTTGACGCATTGGCGTAAGCGGGCGTAACGTGCCCGAATGACCCTAGATAACTACCTCAAAGGCGAAAGCCTTACAGAAGCGCAATTTGCCGATCGTATTGGTGTGCATCAATCGACGGTGAACAGACTGCGGGCTGGCTCAATTCCATCAAAAGAACTGATGGCAAGAATTGTGGAAGTCACTGACGGCCACGTTCGCGCCGATGATTTTTATGGGCTTGGCGAAACCGCTTAACGGAGATTTAGAATATGTCGAGTGTTAACAAATGCATAATCGTGGGCAATCTTGGGGCAGACCCTGAGATCAGATCCTTTGCAAATGGCGGTCGTATTGCAAACATGCGCATCGCTACAAGTGAAAGCTGGAAGGATAAGTCCACGGGTGAAAAGAAAGAACGCACTGAATGGCATAGCATTGCTGTGCAAGGTGATGGTCTTGTTGGCGTAGTTGAGCGCTATCTTAAAAAGGGAAGTAAGGTCTATATTGAAGGCCAGTTGCGCACTCGTAAATGGCAAGACCAGTCAGGCAATGACCGTTATAGCACTGAGGTTTTGGTTGGTGTGCGCGGTTCGCTTGTCATGCTTGATGGCAAAAAGGGTGGCGATCAAGGCGGCGACGGTTCACGCGGTCACGCTGGTGGCTTTGGTGGCTCTACAGGTGGCGGGTTTGGTGATGACCTAGACGATGAAATTCCATTCGTTTCACGGGATAGCATTTGGTGAAACCCGGAGCCAGATACCCGCGCAACCGCGATCACATAACCAAACGCGATAATTGGACGGCTGCACTTGCCAAAGCCAATACAGCGCCGCTCAAAACGCTCACGCCTATGATGATCGAAAGCATTGCAGCAAGCCACGCACGGCGCGGAACACCAGACCACGCAAAACTGGTCGTTGCAATAAATGCTGTCATTGACGGGCGCGCGACATGAGTTGGGCTGATTTGGAAACATCTTTAAAACAAGAGCCATTGTTCTTTGTAGGCAAACCTGATGGCGCGCGTCATTTATCAGAATTGGCGCGCGTCAAAACATTTCGCGATCTGCTGCGTAATTGCGGTAAAGGTGTGCACGCTTATGCGATCCCAAACGCAGGCAAGCGAGGTTTTGCAGCACAGCGCAAAGCCAAAACAGAAGGCATGATTGCAGGTGTGTTTGATCTTTGCATCACTTGGCCGCGTGGTGGTGTCGCTTGGATCGAATTTAAAGGGTACGACGCACGCGGCACAGCCGGCAAGTTATCACAGCCACAAATTGATTGGGGCAACCTGCACTTCCTAATGGGACATAGCGTATCTTGTTTCTTTTGCCCAACTGCTGCTGTGCAGTGGTTGCGCGAACAAGGTGCGCCAATCCTGTTGACAAAATGAAAACGGGCAGCGCTTCCATTCGCTGCCCGTTCCCAACGGAGATAAGTAGATGAGCCACGATAATACACAACCAAACCCAGCCGCGCAACATATTCCGCAATCGTACATCGATGGGATTGATTGCCCAATGTGGGGCACATCGCAGCACGGTAAATCAGTCAAGATTGACGGTGATGAAGTCGTGCCAATGCTTTTTTCAGCGTGGCAAAAAGAGGCCTGCGCGCATCCGAAAACTTGCATAATCCGATTTGTAAATGCAGGCGGCGCTACAATGCACCAGCTTGTTTGTCGTGATTGCGGCCAAGGTTCGACTAAGTGGCTGAAACGTGAAGAAGCGGAACGCATCGGCATTACAACAGACTTTTGCCGAGACCGTGCGCAAGGTTTGTCAAATCAATATCAACGCTGGCGCAAGGAAAGATTAGACGCCATTGCGAATGAGGCTGCGGATCGAAGCGCGCCTAGTCGTGATATGGAATATAGCGAATATCTAGCTTCGGATATTTGGCAGCGCAAACGGTCTTTGATCTTGCGGCGCGCTAACTACGTGTGCGAAGGTTGTCTTTCGCGTCCTGCAACGGTCGTGCACCATCTGACATACAATCACAAGTTTAACGAGTTCGCGTTTGAGTTAGTCGCGATTTGCGAACCTTGTCACAACCGCATACATGGAAAGTCTGAGGCATGATCGTGGAAACCGTCACCAATATCGGACCAGCTTGGTGCGCGCGTCCTGTTGTCTTTTTTAACGGCACATACGACACGCATATCAAAACCGGCGATGATTATGAAACCGCAACGCTTGCTAGTTTGTTTACGCTTGATCCTGCCAACGCAGACAAGATGGCGGGCCCTGCATTCATCCCGTCAAGTTATAACGATTACGACGCGCGCGAACATGGCGTGCAACGTGTACGCGGGCAATATGTCGCGCTCACATGCGACATTGATAAAGGCAATGTAGCGCCGCGCCAGGTTCAAGATTTAGTCCGTGGCTTTTGCGGTGACGCTGCCTGGCTAATTTACTCAAGCCCTAATGCAAGGCCAAACGAACGACGTTGGCGCATAATAATCCCGCTGGAAAACCCTGTACCTTTTGCTGATTGGTACGACGCGCAGAACGCGCTTTTTAACTTTATGTCGGGCGCTGGCATTGAATGCGACCGTGCGCTCGAACGGGCCGCGCAACCTGTATTCCTGCCCAACGTTCCTGATATGCACAAATCGGGCGAACCGTTGCGGGATAGTGAGGGAAAGCCGCTCTATTATCAGCGCGCAACCACTGGCACAAACGCGCAAGGTTTGTCGCTTGATGAAGGGCCTGTAGACGCCGGCATGATAGCAATCAGGCGCAAGCGTGCAGAGGATGACGCAGAACGCGATAGATTGCGCACCGAGGCTGAAAAGCGCCGCGCTTCGCGTGATACGGTAACGGGTGGAGAAATAATCGCTGACTTTAATCGGTCTGCGACAATTGCGACATTGCTGGAAGCATACAACTATCAACCAAGCCCGCGCAACAGTGAGGATTGGCGCTCACCATACCAGCAAGGCGAAACATACGCCACGCGGATCATGGGCGACAAATGGGTTTCCTTGTCGTCTAGCGATGCTTCGGCTGGGCTTGGCGCGCAATGCTCGACTGGTTGTTACGGCGATGCCTATGACTTGTTTGTGCACTTTGAGCACAAGGGCGATCACAAGGCGGCATTCCGGCAACTTCATGCAGAGCGCAAGGCCTCGCAAATGGCGTCCCCGCCTG